GACAGAAGTCGCATGGCTGCTTAAGCGACGTAATGCAGCGTTAACCAAAAAACAAATGTGGGGAAGTCTTTTCCAGAAGACTTACCGCTTATCGCAACCCAATCGAAACGTATTTGATATGCGCCCTATAGGACAAAATCCTGGGACATTTAATATCCAAGGTATGGATATAGCATGGTACGTATTTGATTTAACTTTGGCGCATGCCACGGATGTATGGTGTAACGAGATTGTTAATGCCTTATGTCCTGCTGGCAAGAAATGGCTTAATTTCGTTTCGGGAACTGCCATTCGAGATGAGAAACGCGACGAAATAAATGAATTGCTTCAAAAGCGTACCGATGTGTTCTTTAAGTTTTTGCATCGCAGCAACTTCCAGCTAGTCGTGCATGAATGCTTTATGGATGCTGCTGTTAGTACAGGCTTCATGACTGTGAATGAGGGTGCTACCAAGCAAGATCCATTTGTATTTGTTTCTAATCCGCCAGATTGTATCTATGCAGATGAAGGTCCATATGGTGTTTTCGACGCCTATTATAGGGATTGGGTTAGATTGCCTTGGGATACGGCACGCGTAATGTGGCCAAATCTCATCAAGCCAACCAATATGACGGAGAATGCAGATGATGAAGTTCTCATCACCCTTTATGAAATCCTCTACCGCGACCATGATGTCAAAGATGGAAATAAACCAGGGGCCTGGAAATACCGAGTTATTCATCCCGATACCCGCACCCTTTGTTATAAACGAGACGACCGAACTTCAGCATTTATTGGGTGGCGGGTTAAAAAACTCGCTGGCGAAACATACGGACGAGGACCTGCCATGGATGCGGTCGCCGCAGCCGGCACTATAAACCAGGCTTTGTATGATGAAATCGTAAGCGCTAACTTTAGAGCGCTTCCTATGTATATGGGTTTTGAAGATGGCGTCTTTAATCCGAACAATTTCAAGATGATCCCTAATACGATATTAGCTTGCGCGCCGACTGCTTCTGGCACATGGCCATTAACGGCAGTACCTGCGGCGGGCGACATTCAATGGAGCATGTTGATATTAAATGAGTTGCGAGACCAAATTAACAATATCATGCACACCAATCCGCTTCCAGCAATGGACGACCCTAAAGCAACAGCGACGGAAATCCTCAAGCGGGACCAAAGAAATATAGAGAATCGAGCAGCACAAGATGCGCGGATTCAAAAAGAATTCTTTGGGCCATTGGTAGAGCGATGCATTGATATTTTAAGGCGCAAAGGCCTCTGGGATGATATTACAGTTGACGGAGAGTTGATCGAAGTACAGTTTGATACGCCGTTGGTTACATCCCAGGGACAAACAGAAGTAATAGAAATGCTGCAGCATATTCAATTTGTTCAGGGCATTTATGGCACTGAAGCTGCAAGCGCGTTTTATAATACTGAAAAATTATCCCCTTGGGCAGCCAGAAAGTTAAACGTAGACTTAGAAGTAATTAAGAAAGAGCCTGAATTGCTTGAAATGATGCAGCAGGTTGAGGATAAGAAGGCGCAAATGGCTCAGCAAGCGCAAGAACAAGGAGTGCCAGAAGGCACCCCTACGCAAAATGGAGCCGCTGGAATATGATAAATCCGTCGCCGTTCGATCAAATAGTGGATCCCTTCACGGGGGTCAAGAAAGAGGAAGTAGATAAATACTTTCGTAAAATCGATGAAGAAACCCGCAATCTTGTTATTGCTGTATTTGCCAATCCACACGGAATTCAGCTTCTGGATAGATGGGACGATCTATATGTTCGGCAACCCGTTTGTCCGCCAGGCTCAATCGAAGGATATGGTTACAAGAGAGAGGGCGAAAACGCATTCATCATTAAAATTAGGTCAATAGTTAATAACGCACAAAAGGTTAGCTTATGACAGATCAAAAATATGCCCCTGAAGAATCACACACAATCGCCCAACACACCGCTCAAATAGAAGCATTACCACCCGTTTCTACAGAGCCATCCTGGTATTTAGATGACAACACTCCAGGACAAGGAGAGCGCCCCGATTGGATGCCATCTAAATATAAAAAAGCTTCCGATGTAGGCAAAGCATATTCAGAACTTGAAAAAAGATTAGGCAGTTTTACAGGTGCTCCAGAAACTTATGACCTATCTAGTCTCGAGATAGACTCTAATCAACATATGATTAAAGAGATTACCGCAGTAGCCAAAGAGCTCAATATGTCTCAAGAAGGGCTACAAAAATTCCTGGGGCGCATCTCTACAGCGCAAGAAACAGAAGCACAGGTGCATCTTGAAGAGCAAGTTAAGCAGCTTGGGAAAGATGGTGAGCATATGCTTGTTGAGTTTAAAAACTGGACTAAAGATTATCTAAAACCTGAAGAACGTGAAGTGGTAACTGAATGGGTGCGATCTGCAGATGACCTGAAAGCATTCAATCGTATCATGGCACACACACACATGACATCTGTCCCTACAAGCCATACGATGACAATGGCCAATAACTTTGAGGGCGTTAAAGAATTGCGTCAAGAACTGACTAAAAATATAGAAAGATTTGAAAACGACAAAACTTATCAGAAAGATTGGTCGCGAAGAATGGCTAACGCAGTTCAGAGAAATCCAGATAGTTGACGGGCATTTTAAAGAGGGATATGCTTTAAATACAAGCGCCCACTAACGTGGATACCGCTTAAGTGCTGGCCGACGATACTAGTAATACCGTCCACTTGTAACGCCAACAGATGAGAGCTATAGAGTTTTAATCAGTTGGAGTACCCACAACGTGGATATTACATTAGTCAAACAGATAGAGTACGACGCTTACGTACATGCCAAATTCCAATCAATGGGCGGTCTTTTGGACGGAACTTTCCGCGAAAGAACTGGCGTTATTGGTAGCGTAGAACAATTTCGTAAATCATCCCAAGTAGTTGCAACACAAAAAGCTCCGCAGGCCGCGTTAACTCCATTAAACATGGTGTTTGAGCCTGTATTGGCAACTTTGGGTCCATGGTCAGCGCCAGATTTTGTTAATATTTTCGAAGAAACTGATATTAACTTTGCGCCAGCGCGAGAAGTTGCTGACGGTTGTGTAAAAGCAATCAAACGTCGTCGCGATCAAATGCGAATTGACGCACTAGATGCCTCTGCTACTGCTAACGTTATTGCAGATGGCGGCACAGGCTTTACCTTCGCTAAATTCGAACAAATGATTTTCTTCCTAGCGGAGAACTCTGCGGCTCGAGGCATGGTTACCTGTGCGATTTCAGCAGCAGGCCAAAGACAGTTAATGGCTGAAGAAAAAATTACCAATCAATTCTATGTAAATTATAAGCCTATTGCAGGCTCTGGCCTTGATGGCGCGACCATTCAGAATGTTAAGTTCGTAGTAATCCCAAATATGCTAGAAGGCGGATTGCCAATTGCTGGCAATATTCGCACATGCTTTGCATGGAACTGGGAAGCCGTCGGTCACGCAGAATCTGAGCTTCAACGTACTGATATGCAATGGCAGGGTTTGTATGAATGCTGGTTGATCAATTGCCGCATTAAAGCAGGCGCGGTCGCAGTAGATGACCTTGGTATCGTTAAAATTAACATTGACGAAACGGTATAAGGAGTAATTTATGCCAGCTGTATATATGCCTAATAATTTTCAAAGATGGTCTGATGGCGTTGCGCTATTGGGTAATAATTTTTGGAACTATAGTGACGAAGTTGCGGTTATTGCAGATATTTTGGTAGCAGGATTTTTTAATGCTGTTAACGAAAATAATCCAACTCCGGTTATCAGAATTGAAGATATTATGTGGATTAATTGTAGTGACTTTCACGGATTCGTGGGCGTTAGTGCGGTTACCCCAAACGTAGTTCTACAGCAATTTGACCCCGTTATTGGGCCAGGACAAATTGGAACAGCAGAAATTGCCAATCAGGCTGTGACTGCCGCAAAGATTGCCAATAATACCATTACTGATGCGCAGGTAGCAGATAATGGATTAGCAAGCATTTCGATTGCTAAAAACGTAGCGCAATATGTAAAAGTGCCCATGACTGCCGCTCAATTTAACGGCATGTATGCAGCACCTTTTGTATTGGTGGCTGCCGCTGGCGCCAATACTATTATTAACGTAGAAGATGTATTGGTAGAAGTGATTTATGGTACTGCGCAGTTCGCTGCTGGTG